CGCCGCCATCGCCGCCGGTTGTGCCGCTGCCGCCGCCCGCGCCGCCGCCGCCGCAGGCCTCGACCATCAGATAGAGTGTCGATGCAGGCGTCGTGTAGGTCGCCGCCGTGCCGCTGCTCAGAACCGTTGTCTGCGGCGCCGCTGGCGCTGTTCCCGCGCCGATGCAGGTCCAGACTTTCGCCACATAAGTCGCGCTGGCGCAATTCAGCTTCAGAACGCCGCCGGCGGTACCGAGCAGCGATCCATTGTTCTGAAGCTGGATGACGAGCTGGTCTTTGCCCTGCGCTTTCGCCCAGTTGGCGCAGACGAGCAGCAGGATCGCGATCAGCAGGAGTGTCTGGATCCAGCTTCCGCTCCTGCGCTGCCGATCATCGGCCTGGGGCTCTGGCTTTGCCGCACTGTCGACGATCTGGTCGAGTTTCGCGTCCATCGCGGCGAGCTTCCCGGCGATCGCGTCGATCCGCGGATCCGCCACCGGCGCCGGTTCGGCCGAAACTTCCGCCGACGCGACCGACGTCGCGACATTGTGCGCGCTCGAAGGGTGGAAATAGGCCGTATAGACCGCCAGCGCGTCCCGCATCTCTTCAGCGGCTTCGGGGTGGTTATTGTCGATGTCGCGGCGGTAAAACGCTATATCGTCCGAATCAAGATCAAGACCTCGCTCCACCAGGTCGGGGCGCGCCGCGAGCATTTCCGCGAGAAGTCCGTGCGCGTCGACGTGGATTCTCATGCCTCGTCCTGCTGAAACGTGGTGGAGGTCGAGGCGTTCACCAGCTTCACGTAACCTGCAATCTCGCCGGGTGCGTAAATGCTGCCGCCCTTCTGAAACGCATAGCTGCCGCCGATCGGCCGCTGGATACCGTCAGACGTCGTCGCCGGCTTGTAGACGTAAAAGTTCTGCGTCGGCCAGTTGGGCACGCTCGGGTCTTCCTGGACGGTGATCAGCGCGGTATAGCTGACGGCCACGATCGCCACTGCGGCGGCGTCGGTGACCGTGAATAGTTTCGTTTTGCCTGCCATTTATGCCGCCTCGGGCTGTTGTTGCTGCGCTTCCTGCTGGCTTTGCTGCGCCGCGGCTTCCTGCGCGTTGTCCTGCTGCCGCGCCTGGTGCTCCTGATCGCTTTGTTGCGAGTCCGCGGCGGCCTGCTGGCTGCTCGCCGCGAGGGCTTTCGCGTGCTCCTGCGCTGACTCCTGTCCGGCGCGAACGCTGGCGAGACCTCGCTCGTGTTTGATGACCGCGACCTCTTCGTTGAGCAGCGCGATCGCGGCCACGTTCTTCGCTTGCGCCTCGCCGATCGCCGCGGTGACGGCGAGCTGCTCGCGTTTGAAGTCGAGATCCGCGGCGTGCATGCGCTCGCGCGAATCGATCTCGGGCTGTTTCGACTGCAGCTTCTCGTGCAGGCTCTGCGCGAACGCGTGGGCCTGCTGGGCATCCTGCGTCAGTTTCTGCATCTGCTGAACGATGGCTGGCGGAATCGCCTGGCCGTCTTCGGGCGGATTGACGATGTTCTGCGGTGCCGCGGCTTTCAGCCGGCGCGCTGCCTCGCGCGACCACGGGTAATCCAGGTTCCCAACCCAGAGATCGCCCAGCAGGGGCACGGTTTCGGGCGCCGCCTGGAAAAACTGCTGCAGCGTGTCCGCGGCTTCCTGGCGCGCGGTGGTGTAGCTCGGGCCGACGGTGTAAAGGATGTCGTACTCGCCCTTGTCCAGCGGATAGTGCTTCGTCGCGCCGGTTTCCTCGTCTTTGTATTGCTGATTGACGACCACCACGGCGTGGACCTGGTCTTCGCCGACAATGCGCACCTGGCGCCCTGGCCGGTCGTAGATCTTCGGGATGACCTTCAGCAGCATCGCGCCGAGATCCCACTCCGCGCGGTTCAGGTTGTCCGAAAAATGGAAGTTGATGATGTTCGATTGCTGCTGCCGCTTACCGATCCCGACGCCGGACTGCTCGCTGCGGCCTTCGCCGAGCGACTGGTCGTAGATGCCCATTCCGGACTTCAGGTTCAGGATTTCGTTCTGCAGCGCTGTCGAGAGCGCCTGAATCTGTTCCTCCAGCTGCTGCCTCTCCGGGAGTGGCAGGATCTGTCCGGTAACGGGGTCTTTGACGATCGAGGTTTCGAGGTACGGGTAATTTTTGACGTTGCAGTCTTCCCACTTCGCGTCTTTGAACTGCCCGACATAGCCGAGGTACGGGACGCGGTTTGCGAGCCCGATCTTCTCGGCGATCGCGCTCTCGTAAATGTTGATCAGCCGCTGCGTATCGTGGATGAAGCGGATCAGGCTGAATAGCTGGATTTCGCCGTCTTTGATGATCTGCTGGCCGAGAATTGCCACGCACGGGATCGCGTCGCCAACCCACTCGGTCTCGCTGCCCGGCAGCACGCGCAGGCCGTCGATCTTGCAGAAGGAGACCTCATCGATCTCTTCCTCGCGCTCCATCGGCTCGCCGGTTTCCGGGTCTTTGACGAAAGGCAGCGTGTCGGTGTACAGCTCGTCGTCGGTGTAGATCGGTGCCGTCGATCCGTCGGGGCCCAGCACGTGACGCAGCGTCTTCGTGGTCGTTTCGACGCGCCAGTATTCGGCGATGCGGATGCTCTTGTCGTCGATCCAGTCGCCGGCGTCTTTCCATTCCCCGCTGGCAAAGTCGACAGGCTCCTCTTTGCTTCCGTACGTCCGTTTGTATTTCTCGCGCGGCATGCGCGAGACGACGAACATGTGCCGGGCTTTCTCGCCGCGGCAGCTCGGGATCAGGATGCCGTAAACGGTGAACGGGTCCAGCACGGGCAGGATCCGCACTTCCTGATCGAAACTCTGCGGCGCATACTCGGTGATGGCGCGGACATAGCCGAAGCTGGAGCCGCACGAGTAGTCGAGCGCGGTATCCCATGCGCGGTCGGCCTGGCTGCGATAGCTGATATGGCGCAGGATGCCGTTGATCACGGTCGCGGTGTCGGTGCTGGCGCCGCCGCCGATCGGGTTGACCTTGCCTTGGGGTTTGTTCTGGCGTGCCTCGTTGGCGACGCTCTGGATGTAGACGTGCGTCTTATCGAAGGTGAGCGCAGGCCGGTCCTCCAGGTGGCGCGCGGCCTTCAGGCGCGGATCCCACTGGTCGCCGGTGCGGAAGTCGAGGTCCACGCGCGCGGCTTCCCTGATGTCGCTTTCCTGTTCAACGTCGAGCGCGAATAGATCGCGCGCCCGGCGCATGAACTCGTCGCGATCCTGGCGTTCGGCGTTGGTCATCGGCTTTCGTGGCGGATCATGGTCATGTGCAGCGTCGTCGTTCTAAAAGTGGTGCGGCGTCGGTCGCGACGGTCGCGGGCGTCGCAGTACTGACCCTGGATTCGGCTCACGCCATCCAGCCATGCGGGCCGCGATCGTAGTTCCGCCGTTCGGCGCGCGCCAGTTCCTCGCGCTCGGGCGCCTGGATCGCAGTCGCCAAATAGCGAAATGCGTCGGCAGGGTGGCTCGCCCAGTTATGCAGTGGCAGCCGCGCCATGACGCCTTTTGCGTTCGGCTCGCCCCACTGGTAGTGCCGCAATCCCTGCAGGCCATCCGCGCACTTTTCAGCGTCAAACCGGCACTGAGGAAAAATCGTCCGCGCGGCGTTGATGCCCTCGTGTACGGGCAGCATCGTCACCATGCGAACGGAGCGGCCGGCAGCCCGCATCAGTTCCTCGATCGCCCGGCCGCTGCCCATGCGCTGCGGTTTCAAGCCGTCCCAGGGTATCCAGTCGATGCCGTACAGGTAATTGCGCTTCTGCAGCTGGATCAAATACCACTCGACCGTCTTCGACTTGTTCTCGAGATAGTCGATAATGTGATAGCTGCCGTCCGCGCGACCCTGCGCGAACCAGATCGCGGTTGAATCGCCATAGCCGAGATCCCAGAACGTGTCGACGGGCATCGTGCGATCGCAGGAGACCGTCGTGATGCGGCCTTCCGCTTCGGCCTGCTTCAGTTCCTCGCCGTAAATCGCGCCTTCAACTGCGGATTGGCAGGCGCCTTCCCAGACGTGTTCGTAAGCCTCCGGATCGGTCGCGCGCAAGTGCTCCATTTCGACGCGAAGGACGTCCGGGAACCAGGGATTATCCTGCCAGCAGATCCGTTGCACAAACGCACCCGGGGGCGGCTTCAGGATGAACCGTTTATAGGTATCGTCGGTTTCGAGCTTCGGGTTGAAACTCGCCCAGATCTCCGAGCCCGGTTTACGGATCGTCGGTACCAGTACCTCCCAGCTTTCCTTCGAAACCGTCTGCGCCTCTTCGACCCACGCAATGTCGACCGATTCGGCCGACTTGATGTTCGAGATATTGTGCTTCAGACCCGCGAAAATGATCTCCGTCCCGTTGGTGCCGAGGATCGAGGCTTTCTGAACGTTGTAGCGCGGGCCGAGTTCAAGTGCCTTTACCTGGTCCTCGAGCAGCGTATGGACGCTGTCAGCGAGCGATTTCTGCGTTTCGCGCGCGCAGAGGATCCGGAGCGGCTTCTCGGCGCCCATGATCAGCAGCGCGCGGGCGATCCCCCATGATTTCGAGCCGCCGCGGCCGCCCCAAGCTACTTTGTACCGATGCGGCTCAAACAGGAACTGGAGCTTCTCGGGAAACTCGGCATTCATTGAGGTCGGACGAACGTAACGGTGAGCGCGCTCTCGATCGGGCCGCCGCCGGCGCCGGTCACCTCCGCGGCGACGTTCTGGCGATACTTCTCGGGCTTCGCCGCGGTGAGCAGCTTGCCCATGAGGCCTTCACTGCGCCTCCAGACTCCGATCATGCGGCCGTTGCTGACGTAGATCGTGCGCCGCGACTGGATATCGACGGCTTTGAGATCAACCGGCAGGTCCTGCTCGAGGACCTCGCGGCCGTCGGGCAGGGTGCAGAGCGTTTTCGGTTCCTGCTCATAGCAGAATTCGCCCTGGTAGATGGTCGGCTCAAAAATGCCTTTCATCGCCCAGCGAATCGCGGCGTCTTCGAGCGTCTGCGCGGCCTGGATCTCCGCCGCCGCGAACGCCTTCACATATTTGGCGTCCTTGCGAAGCCATTCATAGTGCATCGAGCGATCGATGCCGATGGCGGCAGCCGCATCTGTAATCGATGCGCAAACGACAAAGGCCTTGAGAAACGCCGGCTTCTTGTTGACGCTTCTGCGCTGTTTCCTTTTCGTTTTTTTCTTCACAGTACCCTTCCGCCAGTCGCGTATGATCTGGTGAGTGTCAGGTGTTCTGAAGCTTGAAGCGACCCGTCATCTCTGCGAGCAACTGGGGATTTCACGCCGTCACGCCGAGGAACTGCATCGCGACGCGATGAACGGGGCGCATCCTGCGCTTGCCGCTCTCATGACGGACCTGAAGCGGGAGACCGCTCGCGAACGTCGCAGCGCAGCCGCGAAGAAACGACTCGCGAAAATGACTCCAGAACAGCATCGATCGATTTTGGAAAAAATGCGGGCCGCAATGAC